TATTTTTCCACCGTTTTTTATTATTTGATTTACTTCTGGCGAGAAGTCAGCAAGTATATTCGTATCGGTTGCTACAGTTTTGCTGAAGCATTCCACTTTTTTATTGCTATTTAATTCAGCAAATTCTTTCTGCAGGCTTGCCATATTTTTCAGGATATTAAACATCGGCTCGACCGCTGTAATATTTAAACCTGTAAGCTTCACTCTATACAATGCCATCTCGTGCAGTGTTGCTCCCGAACGGATATCTCCAATCGTGACTTCTGGATCCACGGCCGTTCCTGAACTTGGCGTTCCTTTTATCACTGCATACTCAGTGGTTTCAATCTCTGAGCTTTCATCCTTCTTGTATCTTCGAACAATAATATCATTGCGATTCATACTCTGTGATCCGTTTGCAATAGTTACATCCGTGTACCCATTTGCCGGGATTACATCACGGCGTCCTTGTATGCAATACACTCCACCAAATATCCGGATGCTGTTATTGGTCAGGACCTGTGCTTCGGATTCTCTTCCACCTTCTAGAACGTAATCGTCTGGACCTATTACTGCCTGATTTGCAAGCCCAATCTGCACCTCTGTAACATGTGGGCCATCGGCAAACCCGTCCATTAAGGTAGTTTCTATAAATTCTGCCATCATTCTTCTCCTTTCAGCTTATAAGATATACTCACACGCCCTCTTCCTGTCACATCTACGATTTTTCGAATAACAGGAGCAGTCATATAAATATCAGTAATTCGTTCTCGTCCTCCGACAATATCACCTAATTCAAGATCTGTATTATCTACAGAGATTTTTAACTGCTTATAATCCTTTAATTCCTCAAGTTTCTTCCTTCCTTCTTCCTCCAGCTCTTCCACTGTGTCTACCGTAGTATTCTCATAATACTGTTCTACTAGATCGATACCTGTGTAATACTGCTCCTTGTGAATGCTTCCATCCGGCCACGCGAAGAGGTCCACCTGTTGGCGTTGCTCAACTTCGCCAGCTCCAAGACAGATCAGGTGATTAACACCGTTTTTATAATCCAGGATGTTAAGCTTTACAGAACCATCTTCATTCAGTTCTATGTTTTCGGAATGATCCGTTATCGATACAGCGCGCAATAGAACATAGCCTTTCCCGTTCGCCGAACCCTGTTTGTACCGTATTTCCAGTCTTGCATTGCATGATGCAAGCGCCTGGTCAAAAGCATCTAGCAGCATTGTCTGTAATGGCACTTGGTAATTATTAAATGTAATTCCGCTGTCTTCTTTGGAAACTTCAAAAATTTCCGCCATATCAAGCTTCGTAATGTAATCATGTAATACGGAATTGACCTCCCCGTTTAAATATACATATGTATTTTTAGATGGGCTGATTGCTCTCTGATTTAACAAGCCCCTCCACGTCATTCCTGTCAACTTGACCTGTTTATCAGCCGTTACTGGATTAGTATTTCGGATCAATCCACCATACTCTGTTTCCGGACAGAAAAATCTGCAATTCTTTCCATGCCGTTCTTTATCATATAATCCATTCTGTATGGTTATCTGAAAATCATTATCTGTACCAAGAACCATGTTGACACCACAATGTTCAAGCGGACCCATTTCCCGGCCATAAATATCAGTTAGCGTGAAGTCCATCTTGGTGTCCCCCTTTCATTAAACAAGATAATATCAAACCCAAACGCGCCATTCCACGACACGATACTTAAGCCTGCTGGTATTTTTTCCCAGATAGAGCTTGCATTGTTCTTGCTGTTAAAAAGATTTTCTTCCGTTCCATCATTTCTTACTTTTACAATTTTTCGGTCTTTCGCATATCTGGTACTTGAATCGATTACAGCATATTCACCTTCATACAGAGTTGTACGAAGCTCGTATATGTGTCCTGCAATCCGGATCAGCGGATTAATACACGGTCCATAGATAATCATCTTAAAACCCGAAGCTGTATAATTGCTATTATTGATATACTGTAAGTTTCTAACCTTAGAAAATTCATACGGAAAATTATATGGAAATTCCAGCCATTCCATTTTTTCAGCATTCCCGCTTCCTTGCTTATAAAAATGGAATTCTTCCTCTGTAATCCAATATGGATAATCACTCTTAAATGTCAGTTCGTTGCTGATACTGTCAATGTCATTTACCCACCGGTCCTTAGTGGTTCCAATCAACCAACCTTTCATATAACTGAATCCTGCATATAGCCGACCAGGAGTTGTATTTAATACATCCTTTTCCGTTACACTCTCAAGTTGATCAACCGCGTTTTCCAATGTCATCCCTACTGCATGTATTTCAATATTCAGCTTCCGGCTGGTTATCTTCTTTTCCCAACCTTGAATACGTTCATCATCCTCGATCGCATCATAATCTCCATCGAACAAGTCTCCACCAGTAACCATATACGGCCACTGGCAGAAGTCAATTCTTTCAGAGTTCTGTGCTCCAATGTAATAGATATTATACATAATCAATCAAATCCTTTATCAGTCTCGCAAACTCTCTATCGTCACACTTAAATCCAATTCCCGCTGCAATCATGGCGTCAACTGTGGCTCGTCCAAATTTTTCATAATCAAAATCTTTGCTCTGTCCCTGTACGCTCACATTGACACTCGGCGCGCTTCGGTCAATCATTCCAATCATTCCTTCCAAGCCACCATAAGATCTAAGCACGTCCGCCTCCTCTTTGGTAAGTACCCACTCGCCTTCGTCCAGGTATGCCGGATATAAATCATACGGCACGTAATCCATACCTACCTTCATTCGATGCATCTTTGGAAGGCTCCAGGAACCGCCTCCGATTCCTGGTACCCAGTCTGGGATAGTTACACTTCCAAGGCTACCAGCCAATCCGTTCCAGCCGTCAACAATCGCGTTGATTGGAGCCTTAAAAATTGTAGCCAGTCCCGACACCGCATTGCTGAAAATTTGTTTTACGTTTTCCCATGCTCCACGCCAATTTCCCGTAAATATGTTCCTGATGAAGTCTATTAAGTTTCTCAGTATATTGGTAATGTTACCAATAATACTTGTTGTGTTAGACAACATTCCAGACAACACGCTGGAAAACACGCTTCCAAGGCTGTTTAAAATCGGAATCAGCAGACTGGAAATAATTTGTATTACTGGCGTAATTGCATTTACCAGCGGAGTCAATCCTTGAGATATCAGATTTACAATCGGCGTTAAAAGACCTGTAAATAAATCAAGAATCGGCTGAAGCACACCTATTAATGACTCGCAAATCGGCATCAATGCAGACACCAATTCAATAAGCGGCGGTAATAATGCGCTTATGATCTCCACCAACGGTGGAAGTAGCATATTCAGCAGATCTGTTATGACTGGAAGAACTTCTCCAACCAGTTGTGCCGCTAATGGAAGTATTTCATTGACCGCATCCAACAATACTGGAAGGATCTCGTTAGCCAGATCCATCAATGGCTCTCCGATTTCTGCCAGAGAATCCATTAACACTGGAAGGATCTCTTCAATAGCTGGCTGTAATGCTTCGATTACATCTGATACGGCATCAACAATCGGTGGAAGAGCATCTTCCAATAATGGCAGCGTATCATCAATCAACTCCGCCAAAAGCGGAATCAACTGCTCACCTAATGGGACGATTAATACTTCGAGACTTCTTTTTAATCCCTCAAATACGGAACCGATATCATCATATTTTATGTCTTTGATCTGCTGCATTGCACCGGCAGTATCATAAGCTCCATCTTCAATGCTCGCCAACGCTGTAACGGCTTCAGGTCCAAGATCCTCCCACATAGTACCAAACAGATCAACGCCTGCGGTATTCTGTTCCAATGGATTTTCCATAGACGCAAGAGCTGCAATGGTCTCCTGAAATGCCTGCTTTGCGGTATCGCCTCCGGCAGAGAATTTTGCTGCCATCTCATCGGCATTAAGACCAATGCGCTTAAATCCGTCAATTGTCGTATCAGAGCCATCAATGGCACGGATAGAGAACTCTTTGACTGCATCACCAACCTTGTCCAGGTTAAAAGCTCCGGATTCCGCGCCCTTTTGGAATACCTTGAACATATCATCAGCGTCCAGTCCAACTTTTGCGAACTGTACAGAATACTCTGAGATACTATCGAGAAGCTCTCCGGAATAATCAAGTCCATTCTGAGCACCTGCAGCAATGAGATTCATTGCCTCTTCGCCAGATGTACCAAAATTATCCATCATAGCCTTGGCTGCTCTGGTTGACTCCGGTATTTCGTATCCGAACGTATCACGCAATGCGAACGCTGATTCGGTTACGGTCTGCAGTGACGCATCATCAAGATCGCCGAGATTCTGAGTGATTGACGCCATTGCCTCCCCGATATCTTCGAAGGAGTCCCCGTAATTATTGGTGTAGATATCCTCCATGACCTTCTTGTACCGTTCCGTTTCCTCGGTACTTTTTCCGGTACTGGCAATGTATTGGTTCATTGCCTGGTCGATATCATTCGCGCTTTTCACAGCAGCAACACTGACGCCTGCAATTGCCGTCCCTGCCGCAAGCATACCCGCTCCAATAGCCTTGGCTGTTCCTGATGCTATAGATGATAGCTTGGATCCATGCGACTTGGCGGACTCCTCGCGGTTCTGATACGAATCATCATCATCTTTTTCCTGTTTGTCATTTTCCTGCTCATTCTTCTTGGTAACGTCCTCTTTTACAGATTTTTTTACCTCAGCGCTTTCCTTTTCCGCATCTTCCGATTTCTTCGCTGTCTTCTTGGCTGATTTTTCAACCTTTTTCCCTGCCTCATTAAGATCTGACTCAAGTTGACTGTCATCAGCAACAATTTCATAAGTAACTTCTCCGCCACTGTTCTTGGACACCTGCCCCACCTGCCTTTATTCATTCGCCGGCACAGTGGCACAATGGCTGTTATAGTCTTATTTCAAATTCCTTCCTGCAGTTTGGATTTTTGCACTTAAAAAAGAGCCCTCTGCAACTGGCTCCTGTTTTGTAAAATATGTTCTGTTTATGCCCGCAATGCGGACACTCTATTTTTTTAATTTTCTTTCCGTCTGCTATCATCTCTTTGCCATTCCCTCCAATGTATGGAACAATAGATCTAATCCAGACTGTCCTCCTCCGCCTTGCACCGGAAGAGCATAATAAGATTTCATCTCATTGATTTCCTGTATCTCTTTTGAATTCTTGCCGTTGTATTCCGGAACCGGCATCTGCCTGATCCGCATAATCTGTTTGATTTTTGTATCCGCCGGCAATCCATTGAACAGATACAAGAACTTTTTCCAGGGTAATTTCCCCTGCTCGTCAATCAGATCAATCTGGTACGCCTGCATGAACGAAGCGTAGATGTAATCTCCATCCCGTTCGAAATCTAATACCGGAACTGGACTCTTCTTAATCTGCGGGCGCTTTTCCACTTCAATATATCTGCTTGTGATATCCTGCATAAGCTTCAACTGTTCTGCCGGGTTCAATAACCTGAGATTCCACCTGTTTCGAACCAACATGCTCAACGCCTGTTGAATCTTTTCGTAATCCGTCAGCGATTCCTCTTTGTACAGCCTCTGTACCTCAAGGATAATATCAAAAGCCGGGTTGATGTCAAATCTCCCTTTGTCTGTGCAAATACGATAGGACGGAAGCTCTGTCAAGACTCCCATTACCAGAATCTCCGTCTCTTTTTCGCGCGATTATACTGACTCACCAATGCTTTCTTATTCTCCGCCTTGATTTCAGTAAGCCTTGGAATAACAACTCCGGTGATAAATGGGATGACTTCCTTTGCCATCTCGATATAATGGTCTTTGTAGAACTGCTGAATGGTCTCTGTCCCATCTGCTCCAAATACGGCTTCAAACATGTCTATTTCTGCTCTTCCAAGCATCTCGACCGCATCACTTAACTGTTCGTTGCTGGCTTCTTTTCTTTTGATTTCCTGCACATCCGAAAGCGCTCTGACCAGTGCCGTGTATTTCCGATTGATCTTTGCGACCATATCATCTGCATCCAAGGATACTTTCAATGTATGCTGCACAACGCCATTTTCATCTACCAGTTCGAAGTCTTCCTCAAATCTTTTGTTTCGTTTTGCCTGATATGCCATGATCTTTACCTCCTAAAAAGGGAGAGCCGTGCCCTCCCTACGCTGTTGTACCGATTGACGGACGTCCATTACCATGAATGGTCACAGTCAGTGAATTGATATTATTCGCATCCCCATAAGCCGGCGTAATGTTCGCCAGTGTAATCGGCCAAATAATTATCTTTTTGCCTTTCTGCAGCTTCATATGTGTCTTTCTCTTCTCGCCAAGTCCGTACATCACATCATCACTCAAAATATAATCACACGCATCATCACCCGGCTTCACTGAGCCTGTCAGTGTTAATGTAAGCTGTGCACCTGTAACCTCACTGGATCCCCAGCCTTTGTCGGCGTAATAAGTAAGCTGTTGAATGACCTCATTTAAGCTCTGCGCCATATTTGTTGTCAAATTCGCAAGCGACGCCCAAGTAGGCTGTCCTTCTGCCGGAGACGTGTTGATGAATGCCTCTGTCTCATAGTTGATTTCCGGAGTAATCGGATTACTTGGGACATTTGGCTCCGCGAATATCTGTAAATCCATGTTCTTCATAATATCACCCTTTCTTAACAATATATCTTACAGTTCAAGATGCAGGAATAATGATACACCCCATCCTCATCTCGCCCTATCTTACTTGGTTCCTTTGCTACTGTTGTGTCCAGCCACGAAAATGTCTTTCCTTGTGGATACTTCTTTAATCCCTGCAGGTATCCGGCAATCTCACACAGTTGTTCCAAGCAACGTTTCTGATCTGCATGCCGGCACAGGAATAATACCGGGATCATCTTGACTTCCTGCTTGTTGTAACTGACAGACTCCGTGAATCCTTCACCAAGTTCAGCATATATGCCTCCATCTTTCGGAAGCTCTTCCAGGGAAATCTCCGTGCCGAGACTGCAGTTCTTCTCTGCGGTGTCTGCAATTAGTTCTAATAATTCTGTCAGCATCACTTAAGCCTCCTTTTTAGCGCCGCTTGATACACTTGCTTCCACTGTTCGCCGTATACCTCTCTTGCATATTTCGCCCATTCCGCATGCGCAAGGGCAGATGTAAATGTAATGTCACCATAGTAATCAGCAGGGCTTCTCGTGTCCGGGCTACCATGCATAATCTTTCCATTCCATAGATACTGTGAATACGGTTCTTCCCACTTCATAACAAATTTACCGTTTTTAGCCTTTTTATCGCTATTGGTTAATCCGCTACCTTCAAGATCTCCTTGGTCATGTGGAACATGCTTTGATGCATCTTGCAACGCCTGTAACCCCATATCTGTCAGTGCCTCGTTACTCGCTGCCTTTATTAATGCAGCTGCCTGTGGTGTTCGCAATGTAACCCGCGTGTTAATCTTTGCCATATCTCACCATTCCTATCTCATAATGATGCAGTTTTAAATTATCATACAGAGTCTCTACCGTTTTTATCTGGTGTTTCTGGCCGTTGAAATCAACTACTTGATCAACTTCAAAAGAAACATCAGAAGGTCTGCTGTTGCGACATGGTTTTAATTCACTCATATCATTCTCCCTCTCTGTATGGCTCCGGCAATGGCATCCAGGCATTCACAATCAATCCATAACTTGCATAGGTTTCCTCTTCATCTCCCGGATAGAACTTATCGTTTTCTCCGTCATTTTCATACCGTCCAATATCCAGACCAGTATAGTTTGCGAATGACAGCAAGATATATTCCTCTTCTTCCGGCAATCTCTCATTTATCGGAATCCACTGACCAAGCCTGTCCTTTTCCTCGGCATCTTCATATCTTGCCAGCTTCTCCATAGCTTCCGACAGTTTGTTCTTGTCTTTAATCACTGCTTTTCCAGCATGATATTCTGTATATCGCATTTATTCGACCTCCTCTTCCGCCGGGAATTGAAAAATTTCTGATTGTGGCTCAAAAAATATACTATCGTAATATTCTCTGCACATCTCCATAGCTTTGATTGCTTTT